ATACCAATATGCGTGTCCAAATTCGTGAATGAAAGTCTTGGCTGTTTCGCTGATTAACTCTCCGCTATCTCCAATTCTAATCATTCCGTGCTGTTTGAGATAATCAGGATTCAACTCCATAAGATTTTTCCTGCTGTCATACCTTGCATTAACTAACAAAGTAGGATTTAATACTATCTTATCAAGTATAGCAAGATTAAGATTATACTTATCTCCTACTTCTATAAATTGCTTTTTATATTTAGAGGGTATCCTTGCTATCCTATCAATAGTTTGTGCATTATTATAATCTAACTTTTTAAAATCTTTTAATTTGTTTTTAATCGCTTGTAATTTACTTCTTGTATTTTTCCATTCTCTTAACATAGCATTCTCATAAGATGCTATATGAGCATCCATCTTACGCTTGATAGGAAACACCCTTCTCTTTTCTAAAACAAAAGAAACATTACCCGAAAACTCTACACCCTCAATCATAGGATAGAGATTTGGCTTGGTAAGCAGGGAAACTTTCTTGAAATCATAATGTTCCCTTACTTCATCAATATGGATAGGTTTATCAAAAGTTATGCGATTCATTCAGGCAAATCTCCTTTATCGCCTAAAACAGATATTGTTTCATCATCTGCTTCTATTGTTTTCAACCTTGTATAGTAATCTGGTATCTCTTTTAAGTGGTCATAAGCAACCTGAACTGCCTGAGTTGAGTTCTTTATAACTGACGGATGTTCTTCTGCTTCGTGCTTTGTTCCTGCCAATAACTCATCTGCGTCAATGTCTTTCCAGTTAATACCCAAAGAATCTCCTATCTTAGTTACTTCTTCTAAAGTAATCTCTTTTGGCTCACCAGACATTGTATATCTTTCAAGAGGAATTTCAACCACTCCGCCCTTTTCACTCATCTTTATAAGAAATCTTTTACCCATTATTCCTCCAGAGTAATTTTTATTTCATTATCTCCCAAACCTTGACCCTTAAGAGTTTCCATAGCCTTCTCAATCTTGTCTTGCTGGCTATAGGCAACTACCATACGCACTATCTTAACCTTATCTTTATCTGTCATTGGTTTAGCATTAGTAACTGCTGGCTTTACATCTGGTTTGGTAGTTCTATCAACTGTTTCGTCCACTGCTACATTCTTTTTATCTGCAAGGTTAGTATCAGTCCCAGTAGCTTCCTTACCCTGCATAGCAACTTCTAATGGCTGCGTTGCTTCAGGAGTTTCTTCAGGAGGAACTAATTCTTCAATCGGAACCATTTGATTAGCACCAACATTAACAAGTATGGCATCTCCGCCTTCTACGGCAGGCATACCTAATCTTTTGCGTCTATCATTTCTACTTATAACCCCTGAGTTAATATCATTTATATCTATCTCGGATTGGACTTTTTCATCCTGTAAATCCATACCAATCCATTGGAACTTAACATCTTTAAAGGGAAATTCTCTTTTAACTATCTCTGTGTTAAAAGTATTTTCAAGCAAAGTCAAGATATTTCTAATACCTCTTTCCTTGCTGATTTCTCTTTGGGTTTGTGAAGTGGTTCTATGGAAGTCAGCAACAAATCCTATATCTTGAGGAGATATTTGATAACAAGCACATTTGATTTGAAGAGTCCACTTGAGATATTCCATCATCTGCATATCTCTGGAACTCATATTACGCATAGGAACATATTGCGGAGAATCTGCTCCTGACAAAAACATCATCTTATGAAGTCCCTTACCAGCGACTTCATTATCCCAAGAAGTTTCAAATTGCTTTCTTTGTTCTTGAGTTATGTTTTTACCGAGATTAAATATTGCAGGAGGGACATTTGAATGCTTGAAGAAGTCTATATTGTATTCATCAGCATAAAGAGATGCTGTTATGATGTAAGCAGCAACTTCCAACGGCGACATACCATAACCATTCTGTTGCGGATTAGACATAATGTAAACAAGTTCATCTTTATTATATTCTGCCCTTAATGTGCCTTGGTCTTCCCAGACATAAGCAGGTTCAGGTGGTTTAGGAGCAGTTCTATCTGGATTGCGATAAAGTTTTATATCCTGCCCAGGCACTAAGTATAACTCAGCAAGTTCTCCCATAAAGTTTTTATTCTTAACTATGCATCCAGCATCAAAGGTGAGAATATCATCTATCAATACTTCTATAAAACTTCTAAAGGTTTTGGTTTCGCTGTCATTTGGTCTTTCAAAGATACGCTTTACTATCTGTGCGTGTTCATCAGCATCTTGCTTTACTTTTCTCTTAAGGCTTTCAAAATACCATTTTAACTGTTTCTTTCTGTCATCTTTTGCAACTATTGTTGTTTTTAAAATGTTCTTAATATCATTTGAAGCCTTTAAATATAAATCTCTATTGATAAGTATAGGGTGGAAAACTTCCTCAAATCCCCAAGGATTAAGATTACTCATTATAACGTTTAACCACCTATCAAGCTCTAACTCAATGTTCTCAGTATCTCTAACAATATCCCATTCAGTCTGGGTTACTTGTGCTTTCCTTGTAGCTTTAATCGCCCAAGTGATAGGGTCTGTATTAGATAGAGATTTTAGAGTATAGGCATTTATTACAATAGGCTTAAGAACCTTCTTAGAAGGCAGTCCTGCAAGCCATTGGAAATTTCCTTTGCGTGGGTCTGCACCACGAATACCAACTTCTCTATTAATTGCTTTTATTACTGGGCTAAACGTCCTTGTAAAGAACCCCATTTTATCCTCCTTATTATGAACCCATCTTAGTCTTTATTGATTCGTATATATCTTTCTCATATCCTTTAAGATGAGGATTTTGTGCAACGTGATGAGCAATCTCATTACTAATGTAGTTAGGAGTAAACTGTTTTACTCCAGACCATCTACTAACTCTACCAATTATCTTATTGGATGCTCTATCAATATCTTTACTGCGTGATTCGGCACTGGCTCTTCTCGCTTCTTCTGTCCAAGCCTTGCTTATTCTTTCTTTATATAAAGTATTCAGAGTTTTAAACATTTATTAAGCTGGTTTTACCAAATATGCACCCATCCCAAAACTATGAACATTATAAGTATTTCTATCTATAGCAGACTTTAATTTCATAGGTTTATATCTTGGTATAAGGGTCTTTGGTTCTACACCAAAGTGCCTTTGTGCATCTGAAGATGTAATTATAGCACTACCACCTCTTCTGGCTTCAGCACTTGCTTCTCTGGCAGATTCAGTCCAAACCTTTTCTATCCTATCTTTATAAAGAGCATTAAGAGTTTTTAACATATGATTACGGAGGCAGGTAGTTATTAGCCACCTGCCACTCCTATTTAGAATGAATAAACTGCTTTTGCCTGAACACCTATATTTTTGTTGATTACCGCACCTGCTGAAACAGATAGATTATCACTTAACTTAAAACTGGCACCAACTAAAGCACTATTGGTATTACCAGTTAAGTTAGCCTCTGTTCCTACGGATAAACAATCTAATGTGATGTTATCCTTTTTCTTGAGATTAACTTGAGAGAACTGATAACCGACGTAAGGCGTAATTGCCTTAACAATTTTATTATCTTTAATTGCTATTTCTTTACTTGCAATAATTGACAAATCCAATTCAGCATAATCAAGTTTCTGAGTGTCATTTAAAGCAATATCAGAAAGCAATAGAATGCTTTGGTCTTTTTCTGTCAAATTAGCCATTAGGTATCTTGCGTCATAACCAATTGTAATACCCTTGATTTCCGCTAACTTACCATTTGCACCAAGACCATAGGTGAGTGCACCTTGTTTTATTTCAGATTGAGTAAGGTCTATTGAATCACTAAACCACGGGAGTGTAATTGAGCCATTGAGACTTTGGTCAAGACCTATATTTGAATAACCAAGGATTGCATAAGGTATCAGATTATCAGAAACCTTATAGCCAATCGTTGTCAAATATTGATTAACCTTTACATCATCTGTTTTTAAAACAAGTGAAGCACCAAGAAAATCACCTAACCCTAATTGAACAACATTAAGATTTTCAATATTCTTCTTACCTGAGTTGTATTCAACCCCAACTACTAACTTATCCTTAACTGCTTCATTTGCATAAGCAAAACTGAAGCATAATGCTAATACCAATACAACTAATGCTGATTTCTTCATTCTTGAATCCTCCTTTTCTAATTAACTAATGTCTGATTGAAACTAATACCCTTAAATCCAATATTGGCATTCAACTTCAGAACTCCAATATTAAGATTAAGGTCTACCTTTAACAACACACAGATGATAATGATGATGAGCAATTTGATTAACCAACGAACCCATCCTGGTAATTTAGCCCACATATTTCACCTCCCTTATCCCCCAAGTGCGTGTCCACTCGGCTTAATGTTGTAATCTGTCTTTTCTCTTGGGTCTAACATTCCTGCCTTACCTTCTGACCTTTTCTTTCTTTCCAGCATCCTGCGTTTCCAATCTTTAGGTTTGGCAAGGTCTTCTCTTGCAAGATTCTGTGCCTCCATTGAGGTTATTCTCGGTGGTAAAGGTGCTGGCATATTGCGAGTTCCGCCAGTTGGCATATCTACGCTTACTGACGGTGCTTCATCATCAAACCTACCGAATCTTGTTCTTGCTTTCTTAAACCAATTACCATCATCAATGGGTGCTTTATATGAAACAACCGATTTCACATAAGGACAATCGGCTGGTAAATAACGTTTTTGTATGGCTTCTGGTATTGTATTGCATTTTTCACAGAAGTCAAACCTTTTATTATAAACTGTGCATTGTGCCTTCCTTCCTATAAACTTTAGATATTGACAGGGTTTATTGTAGTTTATTAACAATACACCCTTACTACTCAAGGTTTTGTCAAAACAACACTTACCGCAGTTCTTACATATATTCTCCCATTGCTGAGTTAACTCAACCTTCATCTTGCGAAGGTCATCAAGGGATATTGTCTTCACCTTACCTTTGTGAATATAGGTAACAACTTTCATTGCTTTACCTCGGCTTTCCCCAACTTCCCTGTCTTCGCTTTAATAGGCATAGGTCTTCCGCTTACAGATAGCAGTTCTAACTTGCCATCCGCCTTTTGTATGAAATCTATCTTTCCGTGTCCTGTTATAATTGTAAATTTCTTTTCCATCGCAATTCATAAAGTTAGTGAATTATGCTAATTTAGTAAATTAGCTATATTGCTAAATGCTTGAATTGAGTATAAAAGAATATAACGGATACGCTGAGAGGTGGCGTATCTAATCTTTAACCAGCTTGTTTTAAACCTCTCTGCTGGCACATCACAATCGCTTGGCGGAGTAGAGACTGCCTCTTGGAATTAACCAAGCAGGACGTTATCCCCTACATAGCGTAATTTGTGTGTTAGTTATCTCATTTAGAGATTAGAACTAACCTTTTTTGCCAAACTCCGCCAAATCTATAAAAGAGCCAAGCCTATTCCAAACAAAGAGCAATATATAATGACTTTCAGTAAAGTATAGGACTTATTGGTTGCTAAACCGATACCTGTCTCAATAAACCCTATAACACTGAAAGCCAAAAATGCATATCCTATTGCGTGTAGAACTATCTTAATCATTATTTTCCTCTTGCTTTATTAGGCACAAAACCACCAGCATCCCCAAACCTTGCACCTGCTACACGACCTGCCCTGCTGGCACTTGAACCACCTAACTTTGGGTCATTTCCTACAATCCATCTTCTTTGTTTTGCTTCTCCAACATTTTTCGGATATGGCTTATCTCCTGGTTTTTTGAATCTGTCATATCCTGCCTTGGACTCAGCACGAGTTTCACCACCCTCTGGATGTCTCCCACTTCCAGGACCGCCTTTCTCAACCCTACCTACATACTGAAGGCTTGCAATTGGGACTTTAGATATTGAAGCATCTTCCCAACTGACCGTAGCTTCATCGCCCTCAGTATCAAGCACTTTGCCTTTATGTCCTTTCAGGGTTACAATAGCACCCCTGCTTATTACTGGCTTATCTTCCGCAATAGGCTCTTGTTTAGACAAACTTGATACTCCACGTTCACCACCAGAATTACCCATACCAATTTTTGAGTAATCTTTTAATGGAATATCGTATCTAACTCCATCTTTGCATATTGATATTATCTTAGTCATCAGTTTCCTCTCTCCATTTTAATAGAGGAAGTTGTGCCAAGTTCCAGAGTTTCTCTCAACAAGAACAACTGGGATACAGTCTGTTTCAACTGTCGGGTCTTTCTTCCAATACAACACATTCTCCAACTGTGCTTCTGTTAAAGTCAAAGTAAATGCTATCAAAGCCACAACCTTGGTTAAGTCAGCAGTGAAAGTAGGAGCAGCAACGGCACCAACATTATTGGAAATCAAAACTACATAAGTTGAAACACCAGTTGCATTTAATCCTGTGTAGGCAGTGCATAGAGCAAGAACAGTATCAAGATTGATTCTATCTGCTATTGCTTGTGCTGTCATACCTTTAATGTCTGCGTGGCTTTCAGTAACAGTCACAGCTGAGATTTCACCATCAAAGTCTTTATCGGGAACAAACTGTAAATCCTCTGATGTTAATGCCACTATAGATTGTGAGAAAGTAGCATTGGTTGTTCTTGCAGTTCCTAAAACTCCACCTATTTTAATCTGGACTTGACCTTTAGACCTGTTGGTAACTGTAAATCCTGTTACATAGGTATATCCTACTATCACTTGCGGAACCCATATCTGTTTCAATGGCTGTATGTATTCTGCGACAACAGGAGTTCCAGTGCCAGGTATGGGTGTATGGGTTGCTTTACCAGCTGTTATAGTCCAATTTCCCATATTTAGCCAAGCTTGAGTAAGGCTTGCGAAATCACCGTTTGTAACTAAGTTACCAATTTTAATCTGTGTTGATGTCAAGGCTGTATTCTTGAATGTATAGGTCTTTCCGCCAACTACTATGGTTTCACCATCAGCTGGAATAGTAGCAACGTTAATAACTGCTATCTTTCTGGCTAAGTTTACGCCATCCTGTCCCCAGCCACTCCATCCTGAGAAACCACTCCAACCTGACGTAGCATATTTGACCCATCCATAGTGTAGCCCTGCAAATGCTGAATCACCTGTGTGATTAGCAGTAAACAGGGTTGACTCTCTTAAATTCAACATATTACACCTCCCCTTTTAGTTTTCCCCAACCGTTTAAATACTTGATATATTTTGACTTAGTTTTATTTGGGAAATCTTTGCAATGTATTACCATACTACTTCCTGTTATTTCTTCAGCAGGTATGATAAGAAACCAATTATCTTCTACGCACCAACATATTACAAAATCAACCTTAGATAAATCTTGTGGCTTTTTAAATCTATGTCCATCTTTAGCTCTATATGTGCCTGACATAAAAGTAAACATATATTTAGTCCTTTCACCTTTACGGCAAGCTTTAACCTGTAATTTCTTACCACTATCAAGTATCAAATCACAACCATCATCTAATACAACAACAGCAGAGTTTATGTTTCTTAAGAGCAATTCAGATTGAACTCTTAATTCACCTGCTTTTCCCAATGCTCTTGCTGAATCCATCAAATCTCCTTATTAGGTTCTGGTATTGGTGCGTTAACTATCTCCTCTTTCTTTATAGGCTTTCCGCACTTAGAACATTGGTCTAAATTATCTTCATTAGTATTACCGCAATTAATACAAATCTTCATACTGGGTTTTCCTCTTTCATCGCATCTCCTCTAAAATATCATACCTCATCTTTTTGTTCCTTCCTTAATGATTCGTTCGTTTTCTCTAACATTTTCTGAAACTCGGCTTGGGGTATGTCTACCCTTTTGCCATTCTTTATAATGCTGATTATTTTCATATATCCTCCTATGCAACTGGAACTGCTTCTGTATCTTTTATAAGACTATTTAAATAGGCAACAACGCCTTTCATTTTATCATCAGTGTCAATAAACTCCGCATATGCTTTCCTACCAAGCTGTCTTTCAATACCTTCTTTGACATTGGTATAGGCACCTACTTCAACCCCCCAATTAGCATTGGCGATTAACTCTTCAGCCATCTTCTTGGGCATAGGTTCATTAGGTTGATGTCCAATCTTTTCATCTTTTATTGTGTCATTTACTTCCCCTTCTTTTTGATTGTCTGGTTCAGACAATTTGATATTCTGAACATCAGGGGTTTTCCTTGGAAAGTTTCCATCAGTTGGAGCAGATATAGGAACTTCAGCAGGTTTTACTCCGCTGGGCTTGGCAACCTTTATTACTTCATCTTCATCCTCTTCAGTTTTTCTGGGAAACTTGCCACTTTTTGAACCAGTATTAGCCACTACATCTTGCTCACAAGCACCTGCTCTTTCAGAACCAAGCACTGGTTGCATACCTTTTATAAAGTTAACGTGAGACTTACTGATAATCTGGATTCCTGCCTGATGAGAAGTCCTTAATGCAATCATCTCATCTGCAACTCTTTCTGCGAATGCTTCTTGTTCTTTACTGAGAGGAATACCACATTTTCTCCAATCCATAACTTTTTCCATATCTTTCTTTAGTTTGGTAACGCATTCATCTGCTTTCATCTTTGCCTTTACTGCTTCCATTGAATCTTCTGTATCAGGAACTTTAGCTTCTTCATCTTCACCCTTTTCTTGCCAAATATATCCGCATAATGCTGATGGGTCATCAACAGATTCATTTTGGCTAACAGATTCAACACATCTATCCCACCAATCTTTAGGTGGTCTACCATCCTGTTTCATCATTAACCAGTCATAATCAGATTTGCTGATTTTAACATTCTTAGGACTGTTAAATTTCTTAATTGCATTATCCGCACACTTCGGACAAAGTTCTTTAAGCTTCTCAATAGTGATTACAACTTTTTCCATTTTAATCCTCCTTATAAACAAAAAACCCTTGCCATCTCCGTCAGTAGAGACAGTAAGGGCATCAGATAGAATGATACCTTTGTTTCGGGATTAGTTAACAACTCATAACCTTTCCCCCAACTTCTATTTTAAACTTAACATATTACTATATGCGTGTCAAGTATTTTTTTCAACTTTTTTAATTAAACGCATTACTAACACAAGGATTGAGTTGCATATAGAGCATTTTGTAGTAGTGATTCTATAGCTTGCTTCGTCTTTAACACTTATATTTTCTTGTGTAGCTTTCTCACAATTAGGGCAATATATCATTTGAACAACCACCTTAGTAATAACTTCCAACAATCTTTACAAAGATGTATTTTCCTAACTGTTAGGCAATCATAACCCATATTAGAAAACTCAGTCTCTATTGCCTTAGTCAAATAGAATGGAGGAGAGAATATTAATGCTCCTTGTTCTAATATCTGCTTCTTGCACTTATCACAGTTAATCTTCATACCTATGTCCTTAAATAATCCTCCCTACATTCCATACACCTCTTACCGCAGTTAATACACCAGCAGTCTTTATCACCAAACTGATTAACCCATCTGGGATTCTTACAACACTCTGGCTTACGCTTGCAATCTACCTCTGCTATGGCATCATTACGTTCTTTCTCAGGCATCTTCCAACTGTCCTTCTCTTGGTTTATAGTCTGGACATCTTTCTTCCAAACACAGCTTATAACCTAATTTGCAGAACTCGCCATACTTACTACCTTCATCATTCTCATTAAGACACTGCATAATTACTCCTTTGGCGAATTAGATTTAAACCTTTCTATCCAATAGTTTTTATCTAATAAATAGTCTTTTAACTTTCTCTCAGATGGCAGGGTTTTAAAAGCAGTGTCATTGAAACCAAGATAACCGCATAACTGAGTAACCTGTTCATTTGTAAAATTTTGTGATTCAATTATCTTCCTTGCAATCTCTACTCTGTTTAAAACATCTTGTAATTTAATATCATCTTCCATATTCCCTCCTTATAATAAAATGCCTTCCTCTTGCAACTTCTGTCTTTGCTGTGTTTGTTGAATCTTACTTCTTCTGTGTATCTTCTTTAAAGAGTGCTTCTCAATATCCTTGCTGTTCTCAACAAGAAGACCTTCATAATCAATAACTGACCTTTCCTTCTTAACTGAGTGCGAGAAGTAATCATTAAAACTAATTTTAGGAAAGCGTATTTTCTTTACCATTCTAATTTATCATTAGCAACCAAATCACTGATGTATTTTTCAATATTTGGTAGGTGCTCATCTATTCTTTCAAGCATAGTTTTAATAATCACCTGATACTTTTCTTCTGCCTTATCACGCAATATAATTAATGCTTCATAAATAGTATTCAATACTGCTTCATCTTGCAGGTAACCTGCTATAGCCCAGCTTTTTCCACCCCAACCACTTTTACCCATCATACAACAATCAATTATTTGGTTGATACTACCAAACTCAACATCGGCATCAAACCTTATATCCTTTGCCAGCACTGCTTTGAATAAATGTCCTATTGAATCATATACCTTATTTATCATTGCTACCTCCTTCTTTTAATGCCTTTTATAAAGTCTTTAATATCATCTAAGCAACCACAGGTAAATACGGTATCTTTAAATGGAAAGAAAGCATATTGCCTCCATCTACCAAACCATTTGATATGTCCAAGAAAGATACCTTTCTTAGATTCTACATAATACATATTAGTCTTTAAGTTGCGTTTCACCAATCTGAAGTTAATATATTCATATTTAATCATTCTATATCCTTTGTTTTAGAGTTAGTATTAAGTCTTGCTCGCTTACCATCATAGGTATCTTGTATTTACGGCAAACTATATCAACATTGCCTTTTCTCCAGAATCCTTCAGGACAATGAACAATGAGTTTCCCTGAATTAGCATATAGACCTAATTCTAATAGCGATATAGGTGATTTAGTAGTAGGGTCAAAACACAAGACTATTATATCAGCAATGTCTAATGCCTTTAACTCCCACTCTACTTGCTTTCTGAACTGAGGATTATCAATGCTCTGAACCCAAGAACTATCCCAATCATCTCTGCGAGGGTTTAAGATAAGAACTGGCTCTTTTTTTAGCTCTCTTACAATCCTTTTCTGCCAATTATCTGCCTTGCCCATTTCAATAGAACCAGCAAGGAATATTTTATAACCGCTTTCTTCACAACAGACTATTCTCTTTGGTGCCTTTATCTCTATCATTCCATCCTCCTTAAGTTAACCCTAAGCTTTCTGCCCACAACTGCTCAACAATGCCTTTTAACTCTTCAACATCATCAATAAGAAAGATTCTAAACTCTTTGTCAATGAAGTAAAGTCCTATACCTACGTTAATACTAAGATTGGCATTCATTGTATCTTTCCTCATCAAACTTGACTTTTATAATGCATCCCTTTGTGTGCTTGTTTTCTTTGCATTCGCATACCATCTTCTGACAGCAAGGACATCTTGTAATTGGTTCACAGCACTTATGGCAGATAACAGTTTCTTCAAATGTTTTTTGGCTCATCTACCCTCCTTATCTTTTCTATACAAGCATTCATATATCTGACTATTCTTTCTGCATCACAGACATCACACTTAAACCAAAATTTACGACCTGTTGGTTGTCCGAAACAAAGCCTTACGCAATCTTTCTTCTTGAATAATGTCTTATCCTTTGTTGGCTCAGGCTTGGATACTCCAAAGCATAATGAAATATCATTAAAGTCAATCCTATGTTGACTTCTACATTCGTTTACAATCTCTTCTATACAACTATTTGTTTGTTCTTCTTTATCCATCAATATGAACGACGACCCCGAAAGTAGCCATAGGGAACAAGCCCATCAGCAGTGAGTATCTTAGATTCTTCTATTATTTCTTTTTCTGTCTTGGCTTTCTTTCCCTGCCCTGCTAACCAGAATTGGAAGTTATTCTGATTGGTAACGCAGTTATACACTGCTCCTGCTACAGCATCTGCCACATCCTTTGAGCCATTGGTAGGATGGTCAACCTTCTTGCCATTAACTAACTCAAGTCTTTGCATTTCATTCATAAATGGCTCATATAGGTAATACTTAATCCTGCTTGAGTATATGCCTTCTTTTAATGTTTCATAACAAGCCAAGTCCTTATCTACGGATAACCTTTCTGCATTGAGACCCATCTTGTTCAATTCTTGAATACTACTGGCTGATTGGAACTGGTCATACGTAACTTTATTAATGCTGAAACCTTTTGCCCTAAGCCCTATCACTATTCCCCTAATGGCTGCCAAGTCTATCTCACGTCCTTTAGGTGCCTTAATTCGCATCATCAAATCTATTTTTATAATTCCATCTTCCATATGGCACATTGCTATACCAGTGGCATCAGTGGTCAAGGAGAGGTCTATGTGCATAAAGTAATTAAGCGTAGGATTGCCTTTAAATGAAGTTGATATTACTATATCATTTACCAATGGGTATGGTATTGTGCTATCAACCCCTGCTTCTACCATCTCCCACTGTCTGAAGTATGGCTCAAGAGCAAGAGAAGGGATAGCCATTATATCCCTTTTGAACCTTTCAAAGTTCCTATTTACTTCTTTCTCATACTCTATTGGTATATCAAATCCGCCAAATGCGAATGTCTTACCGCAGAACCTATCTTTAGGTTGGGCTTCCCAAGATGTCCTTCTTCTTGAAAATATCCTTGAGTTTGGCTTCTGTGCTTCTGCCATCTTCTTTTCTGTGAAGTCATCTACATAGCGAGGAGAGGAAATCATTACCAGCATACCCCTGTATCCAAACCTATTCTTAATCCTATTGTGTAAAGCATTATACATCTCTTCAGCCACATCGTGGGTTTCAGTTTCTGTATACCAAGCTGCCTCATCCATCACCGCACCAAGCAGATTAAAACCCAAAGGAAAGGTCTCCTTGCTATTTCCAGGGACTATGTTGATACTCTTTGGTAACTGTAACTCTGACTTGACATTGGGATTAGGCAGGTATTCCTTTTTTCTAAACCAAGGAGAATGTTGTATTCTTTGGTTAATCTCTCCAAATACAACTTTGCGTGCTTGGTCGCCTCGTATTGACATATTCATAAAGTAAATACCTGAACCACGAGCCAAGTGCAAAAACTTATGTGGGTCTTTTAAGATTAAAGTGCGGTAAGCAAGATAGGTAATTATGACAGAAGACTTGTAAGACTTTCCACCGCCTATACCTTCATCAAATACTGCTTCATTGTAAAACCAATTCATAAATGGGTCATCATAGTTAATAAACAGGTCTTTCAAGTCCGACTTGACAGAATCCCAACACTCATCTTTGGCATCCATATAGTATGGATGTTCTATGAAAGTAACCACATCAACTGGTCTTTCTTCATACTGCGGATGTTGCTTAATCCAAGCAAGATTCCAAGAGTTATAGTAATCAGCCTCTTCAATCAGAGGTAATAAGAGGGATTCTTCCATATTTCTCCAAAAGTCCTAAGAATGTCTTCCTATCTTCTTCTGTCATTATATCTATTATCAACGGCAGTTTACCATTATTATCAGAGTTAACATTACCATTGTTACCTACAAAGGTATTCTTGGAAAGAAAAATCTGGTTTTTAACACTGAAACCTTTGGCATCAAACAACATCCTTTGATAATCCATCTTTCTTCTCTTTACTATATTAATCTGGTTCTTATCAGTTCTCCTTGCGACTACATCATTACCATCTGTATCTTTCTCCATCACGGGCACGCTGGCAATCTTATCTACTAATATATCCTTACCATCTGCGTCTTTTTCTGCTATTTTTACTGAGATGTTGCTATTTGGGAAAATGATTATGTTTCCTTGCTTTTCCAATAGGGTAACTTCTTTATCACATTTAGTTATTTCAGCATCACATATTGCTTCCACATCTTTAATAGCATCAGAAGTATCCAAGTTTTCCATTTGAGACCTTGCATATTTACAGGCTATCTTAACTGTTGCAGGACTTTTATCAAAAGCATTTGCTACCTTATCTACAGACCATCTCATTACAGCCCTGAGATAATACATCTGATGATACTCTCTCTGTAATAATGGATTCTCCTCTACAGATTTCCTTCCAGCACCTCTTGGATTTGTTATTTGCCCTTGCTCTTTGCTAACCTCTTGTGGCACAACAACTTCATTTTTTGATTTATTATCCTCTTCTCCCATCTATTTCCTCCGTTCTATGTCTCTCTCTTTACATATACCTAATTGGACTTCTATTAACTTTAGCCCCTTGGTTCTTAGGTTGTTTAATTGATGCCATTGGAATCTATCTGTTATCTTTACCTCTTCACTGTCTAAGAATACCCATATTTCACTCCTATATCTGTGTCTTTGCAGGCTCGTTTTCCCTAAAGGCTTGAGATATAACAACTTAACTTTATATCCTTTACCTTTAGCCAGAACTTTATAGTATCCCCACCTCTTAACTACCTTTTTCATTTGATTGCTATGCAAGTTACCTGAAAGTCATTTGATTGTAATGGGGTAAATTTTAGCCAAGGAAACATTATTACCTTTTTAAAACCAGCCTTGTAAAGCATATATTCTAAATCTAAAGGAAAGAAATGTCTAATGTTGTGTATTTCTCTAATTTCCTTTACTATCTTACTACCTTTTTTCACACAGAATATATTATCAGATGTAGTCAAATCTTTTAGTTCATCTATTTTATGAAAGGAAAGTTTTGAAGCTTTATATTTCCCTATTATATTCTCATTGTATGTAATAGGACTATGCTCTTTTAGGTATGGTATCCCATTTCTGAAATCAAATATAAACAAACCTTTTTCATCTAAGGTAAGATACGCCTGATTTAACACTATTGATAAAACTTCATTTGGAGTAATATAGCCTAAAGCATTGAATAAGCAGGTTATAACTTCATACCATCCCTTAATCTCTCTGTTTAATTCTTCAATAGGGCAACAGATAAACCTTATATTAGGATAGTTTTTCTTTGCAACTTTTATCATATCTGGAGATATATCAACACCTTTAACAGAATATCCTTTCTTGCAGAATAGCGATATGTGTTTACCAGTTCCGCAGGCTATATCTAATAGTTTTCTTTTAATGCCATACTTTTTTATTATAACATCAAGATAATTAACTTCTTCTTTGTAATTCCTTTTTGCATATACCATATCGTAAATACTTGCCGATTTCTTGAACTCAATCTTTAACATTGTATATCTCCTTTATTGAACAGCATATATACTCTATATCTTTCTCTGTCAAACTAAACGATGAAGGAAGCCATAACCCCCTGCTTGAATACCTTTCTGTTATAGGGAATGAATCTTTTAAATTGTATACTTTCTGTTT